ATTTGACATGAAGGACAATTTTAATGTATACAATCTCTGTACAAACACGGGAAAGTATACATTAATTAAAGATGGGTATGAAGATCAGCCAGATCTAAATTATAAGTATCCTAATGACGAAATTAAGGATCTATTCAAAGACAATATTCCACGAATTTAAATAAATACATAATGTAATGTAATGGATAACCCAGATTCTTATTTAAATACCTTCCCGATAGATGTGGTTATTACCTGGGTAGACACAACCGATAAAGCGTGGATAAATAGATATGAAAATACTCTTAAAAAGCCTTTTAAAACATCGGAAAGATGGAGTCCACAATATTCCCCACCCGATACAGAACTTTCTTTATGTTTAAAACTTATTCGTAGGAATATGACATGGGTTCGTAATGTATTTATTGTTACACAACAACAAGATCCTAAATGTCGTACAGACAATGAAATACTAATAGATCATTCAGAAATCGGACTGGGACTTGTATTTAATTCTTCAGCAATTGAACCATCTTTACATAAAATACCTGGTTTATCAGAACATTTTCTTTACTTCAATGATGACTTTTACGCCGTAAAAAAATTAACGCGCGATTTATTTTTTACAGATGAAGGCAAAACGATTGTACAATTTCAAGAACAATTTTACGGAACTAATAATATCTGGAATAATACAATTAAAAACACTTTAAAAATCTACAATTCAAATAATTTAAATTTAGTACTTCCACATACCCCATATACACTTACAAAAAGTCAAATGACCGAGGCTGAAAGACAATTCCCTGAATCGTGGGAAAAATCACGGAATGCATTAATAAGGGGATACGAAGGAGAGATTAATACTTTAATTGCTACTTATGTATATTCGATTAGAAATTCTACGGCTATCCAAGACACAAATCGTAATTTAAGGTACGCCAACAGTGCATATGCTATAGACATCAGAATGTTTAACCATTGGTTTAATATTTATCCTCCTCATATTATATGTATTAATTGGTTTAATGGTACCAAAAAAGAATTATACGATTCAATTGAGAAAACGCCAGCTTTATACATAAAATTGGCGTTATATCTTATAATTATATTAATTGTCGTTACATCTATTTACAAATACGCATACAAATATGGATACAAATACAAATACAGATACGGTTATAAAAAATAAAATAAATTTACTTTAGTTTTTTAACGCTTACAGATGGGGTATTCCTATTTTTTAACTTCTTTGGGTCAAAATCTGGAACATCTTTAGCCTTTTTGGCATCATAATTCTTTTTACAATAACTCCACAGATCCTTTGAGCCTATTTTGAATTTACGGTCTGGGGTAGCCCTATACCAAAAAACACAGTCCTGTATATTATTACTTCTTGAAGTATTATCCAAGACTAAACAGTCGTATCCTTCTGTACAACTATTAAGAACGTCTTGAAAAACTGAAAAATGTGGGAATATCCCAAAGAAATTATTATACAACTTTTGTTGATTTTGTATAATATTTTCCCTGAGAATAAAGATATAATCTATATTAGTTCGTAGATCGGGTGGTAAATCCATGCAGTACTGCATAGTTAATAAAAATGTAATCTTCCAATGGCGCCCATTCATAAATATACCACGTATATTAGGATCTCTTATCATACGCTTGTCATACATACAATCATCTAATAGAACAAATACGTCCTTGTCACTGTTTCTTTCTTTCTTACCGTCTATCACCTTTTTTTGACGAGTTATAATTTGCTGTATAATCTCCGGTTTGTACTCGGAATGTATAAGTATGTCTGGTATAAAGTTAGAGTAAAAAGCATTTCCGTCTTCAGTTGCTGATATAGCAACTCCCGCCTTAATTTTTCTAAGACGGTATAGTATATCAGCAACTAATGTACTTTTACCGGTTCCTCTTTTTCCGATAAAAACACATGTAGCAGGACCAGAACCGGTTAATCTTTTTTCTTCTATTACACGGGGGTTAAATTTTGATAGACTTATTGACATAACTAATATTATATTTATATTATTAATTATAATAATCGGACGTATCTAGATTATCAGCTTCTAACGTTGCATACGAAACGATTAAACTAATTAAAAACCCCATTATTCCACTGCATATAAAAATTAAAGTCGGATTATTTTTTTTATCATCAGGTGTATCCTTTTGGTTGTATTTATTTATACCCAAACATATACACATAGTAGCTATAATTATTATAACAGCCTGTAAATCAAAGTTGTAAA